GCGGCTTGTAATGCTGCCACAGCCTCTTCTAAGTGGGCAATGTCTTTTCCAACTTTATAGATAAAAGCTTGGTCTTGTGGGTTAATTTCTAATTTTTCCATTTTTGTAGTCCTCTTTGGCTTGGTTGTAAATTGTTAAAAGTGCTTTATCAAACAGTGCAAGGCTTGCCAGTTTTACACAAGGCTTCACCTTGATTTGCACAGTTTGTTTAGGTTTTACTCTTACTTGTACAGTTTGCATCATACTCTCCGTTTTCTCGGTGTAACATCGTGTTTCAGGTATACCTCTCCTTCACACCACGTTTTAATTTTTCCGTCTAGTGTGGTTTCTTGAATATCAAATACTGCCATTTTCCACTTCGCATTTTCTGTTTTTTCGTGTGCGATAATGAAGTGAAGTTCATTACCATTGACAAGAATACTTTGGTCATCGGTCGATAAACAAACTCTATCATGTCCCGAACCTAAAGGCGTAATGTCGCAATCAATAGAACTGCCTGTAAAATCCAAAGGTTCGTCGTTTTCATACGTAAACTCTAAGTTTTCTTCCTCATCATCGCCACGAGTCCATTTAAAAATAATCTTATCATCATCCATTCTTATCCTCCTTAAATCGCTCATCGTGCTGCTTGCCTTTCTTCTCACTCTCATACGCCGTCAAGCAATGGCGCGGATCGCGGAATAAGCTATTAATCACGCGATACAGCACACTCCAGCGTTTTTTCGGCTGTTTTGCCAGTATTGCGCCACGGTAGGTACGGCTGGAGAGAGTTTCATCTGCTGCGCCACCTGTGAGGGCATTAAACAGTTGGTCTATGGCAATCACAACATGGTAGCCATAGCGTTTTAATTTGCGTTGAATGTCCATGCTTCAATCTCCTGTTCAAGTGAGGTTAATTCCTGTGGCGTTTTTAAAGCCAACAAACGGTCTTCAAATGCCTGACGTTGCCCAATAATGATGCCAATCGCCACAGCAAACTGAGCGGATTTTTCAATCACTTTTTCAATTAATATCTCTAGCGGCACACCACGTACACGCGCAATTTGTGAAAGCATTGGTGTTGGTGTGTTGTGGTCGGCTTGCCATGCGAGAGCCTCTTTTTCTTGACGGTAAAAACTTTCGATTTCCGTTTGTGGATACCCTGCCAGTAAGCTATTTTTAAGTTGGTCGGCTTTGTCCGCTAACTTATTGAGTAAGCTTTCTTTTTGTTGTGCAAAAAGTGCGGTTTGTTTTTCAGCTGAAATTTCCCACGTGAGCATATCAAGATTTAACTCGTGCGCCGCACTGGGTTGTGGGTCTATTAATACAGGATTGCCTGTTTTATCTGCGATGATTTGTTTTCCTTGAGCTTGTCCATTAAGTAGCTCAATATATTTATCTTGGCTAATTTTCACCGCACTTTCAGGTACAAAACCACCTTCTGCGTCATCAAAAAAGCCGTTTTTGTAATAGATTGTCATTATTTCCATCTCCCAATTGCGATGATATTTACGTAAGCAATTTCGCCGTTATTATTGTACGTTTCACCGCACACTAAGTGGCATGCGCTGTTACTAGTGCCTTGCACAAATGTAATAATAGTATCGTGGTCGCCAACACTGTTGTAATACTGAGCTGTTGCGGTCAAAATCGGCATTTCTACGAATGCGACTGCCCAATTAAAATTAACTTTGCTGTAATCGCCAGTTAACATATGCTTGCGACAAGTTTGTATCATCGTCCCATCTGGATATTTCCGAATTTCAAAATCGCCGATTTTTTGATAGGTAATTGCAGCATTAATAATTTGAGAGGTGGCCTGATTAAAATCAGTAATCTGACTAGCCGTGTGCGTATGATTACGGTCAGCTTTGTCTTGTAATCCTTGCGCTAATCGCCCCGCATCAAGCGCACCAGCATTAGTTATCTCACCATGGGATTTAATCCAAAAGACTACATCATCAAGACTATTAATGGCTTTGATGCATAATTTCAAAATAAGCGATTTTGGACGATTCTCATTTGCGATAGGGACAACGCGGGAAGCATCGAATGAAACCCACCATCTAGAATCTCCCAATGTTGCACCATAACCAAACGATTCCTCTTGCTTGAATGCCCCTGTATGTCTACCGCCCCCATCTACAGGTCCAAACTTACCAGTAATATTACGGATTGCATCCTCTTGCGTTTGCCCCACAGATAGCCCATTTCCCGCATTACGCAAAAATCTATCTGCTACTTTAGGTACACTATTAATTGAGCCATATTTGCCGACTAAGTGACGATATAACTCAGGGTAACGTTGCTCGGTAACTTGTGTGGCAATCTCATCAAAGGCAATCCAGCCGTTAGGGATGTTATCCACGGCAAAATAAGCGGTCATGCCCACATCGCTACGGGTTAAATCAGGGAGTTGGTTGCTGTTGCCTAACACCTGATACAAATCAGGGAATGTTTGTTGATTAAATGTCGTACCATTGGCTTTCAGGAAACCAACAGGGTTTGTTACCGCGCGGGGGAATGACACCACCGCACCAATAGGGATGCCATCGGTATTAAGTTTTTTCCAAGCCGACCAACTATCTGTCTGATAACTTGTCTGATGTCGCTCGTACATATCTGTGCTGTACGCCACATAAGCCAATTGGCGACACCAAGAGCCATCACCGCCAGCAATCACTTGGATGTGACAACTCGTTGATACGGGTAGATTTTGCGAGCGTCCTGCTTGAGTAATCGCATAAATACCATCGATTTTAAGGGTGTTAATATCACCTGCAAAACTTTGGATTTTAAGATCACCTATACCATAGCCCGCTAAGGTTGTGGCTGGGGATTGTTTGCTATTGGCAAGGTCATAAGCTGTTTTAACCGCTTCACTGGTTGCGACGGTGTCTGCACTATTGCTATTTACTACAGAGGATTTTTTGCTGTTTGGGATGTAGTTAGTGAAATTGCGTGTAAGCGCATCGATAAATGCTTTGAGTAACTTAATCGATTTCGGGGTGGCAGCCATATCTTCGGATTCCGACTCATATCCCGAATAGAGTTGGGTTATCCCTTGTTGTGTGGTGCTTGCCTTGGCTATTTCGTGGCTGTGTCCGGTTTCATCAAATCCATTTTGAGTTGTGGCAGTAATGGTTTTTGGTGCCATTTGTTGGCGGGTGATAAAAATCACACTGTGATCGATGGATAAGGTCACTGCACTAGAGGATTCTACTTTTAAAATCATCCGTAATACTTGGACTTTACCACTGCCGCTACTTTCTGTCGGTTTAAAACTTTCAGGGCAGTTTGCATAGGCAATGAGTTTGTTTTGTGAGTCAAATACGCCCATTTCTCGGATGTAAAAACCACCGATATTTTCTGGGATGGTTAATTCAACAATCACTTGTTTATTATTGCGAGGGTCGAGAGAAACGGCGCTTACAGGCGCAATATGCGTTTGATGTACGAGCGCTGTGGCACTTGCCGTTGGAGTAACAGCCTGCCCATTGCCATCACCCACAGCAAATTGGGTGAGTTGTAATGGTTGCCCTTGGCTTAATGCGTGCGCGATAGCACGTGTTCCGTAGTCGGTTAATATTGCAAAATATTGTGATGCCATAAATATTCCTATTGTGGATATACTGTGATGATTTCACCACATTGTTGACCAATAAAGGTTCTGAGTGCCCCTGTTGGTGAGATTGCGATAGCGAGCTGATTGAGATGTCTTGAGACGGGTTTTACATCGTTAATAAGCCGCACTAGTTCGTTATAGGTTTGTTCATTCAAGCCACTTTCAGACACTTCTACGGTTAAGCTAAATGTTCCTGGTGTGCCTTGCGGATTCGTTTGAAACCATTCTTTCAGTTCAATGAGATAGCCTATTGGCTCAACCACACGTTTTACTGCGCCAATTGTGCCTTTGTGTTTGTGTACAAAATAAGATTGTTTGATCGCAATGCGTTTAACTTCTTCTGTCCAGTTTTCATCCCATTTATCCACCGAGACCGCCCAAGCTAAATAAGGGAGTAATTCGGCGGGGCAGCGTTCAGGGTTGATTAAATCTGCAATAACAATGGGATTTTCTACCGCACTTTTTAGAATTTCTGCCGCACGTTTTTCTAATGGAGTTGAGCCTATCGGCAGTAAATGATTAGTAATCATCACTTGTCACGATCTCCAAATTAATTGCCGTGCAGTAGGCTGATTTTGAGCTTGGTAGCACAATGTCGGCGGTAGGCGAGATAAGCTCTACCCGTTGTACCCCTTCCAAGTGTAATGCGGCATAAATACCCGATAGACTAATGTCTCGCCCTAAACGGTGTTTTTCTTTGGTGTAAGCCGTCAATTTTTTTAGAGCAGCCGCTTTGATTGGCTCGTATTCAGGGCCACGATAAAGATGTAATTTGGCGCGGATTTCGTAGGATTGGATCACCGCACTTTGTACGATAACGCGGTCGCCAATAGGGCGGATGTCATCATCGTTGAGTTTTGCTCTAACTACATTTAAAAGGCTTTCATCAGCCTCGCCTTGACCATTACGGCTTAAAATCGTGACGGTGACATTGGCTGGCTGTGGTGATACCACAGACACATCTGCAACATCGGGGTGTGCAGAGAGCGCGTGGAAGATATAAGCAGAGCGAGGGCCCGC